ACTGTCAAACCCAAATCTGCTACTACACGTTCAAGCGCTTCAACTAGCCCAGCGACGGTGGGGGTTAACCCATCATCCCCGGCATACAAGCCTAACTGGCCCCAGGCCTCGACATGCTCCAAACCTGCCTGACGAAACGCGCAGTACGTGACATACGCGTTGATCATGGTGTTTGCATCAGTCGTTATCGGTGATCCGCTTCGAGTACCGTGGCCGGCCTCATAGACGAATCCTTGGTCGGAACGGGCGAAGCGTTTGAAGACTTCGCTGAAATAACCTTTGAAGGCTTTCCGTTCAGTCGCAGCAAACCAACGTAAATAACATCGGAGTGCGACCTGCTCCTGTAGGAACCGCGAAATAGTCCCGTCAAAGCGCGAATAATCGGTGATAAGATATCCATTCTGTCCGAAACTTCGGAACCGATCAATTGACTCTTTCGGGGTTTTACACGGTCCGTACCAGGGTAGCTGGACTAGGACATTGTCTTTGAAGGCGTAGACGTAGCGACTAAACTCAGCTGTCAATTCAGGTGCACATGTCGTGATGACACGTGGCGCTGCAACGTGACGCATGGGTTCGGCTTTAACAAAAGTTTGGAGGCGGTTCTTAGCCCGCACTCCAATCTTGTGTTTAGCATTTCGGTACCTCACCTTCTGTAAAGGCCGGTTTTGTCGTTTCTCAACAATATCGAAATCAACGGGATGACCGTTGCCCGGATCTGGGATTAGCTCGTTTGCAAAGTCGATGGCTGTAGCCAAGTACCAATCATTCGGCACCTTCGTGTTATGAAGGCGCGTCACGCGGTCGGCCACGGCCACGACGGCAGTGTCGATGTTACGCATTGGATACAGAGCGGGCTCTGTCGCCAATGGCGACGTAACGGCAAATCCCATGGGTGTTCCGATTTTACTAGGTAGCTGTGCAACTGGCGCGTACGATGTTATTACGGCGCTGGTTGGGGTGATGTTGGGCTTGAGTTCCAGATCAAGCGACATGCTAAATATGCGATAAAGCAATGACGCGGTTACCTTAAGATCTGGCAACTTGTGTTCATGCAGAAACACCTCGATGTCCCCGACAATGAACGCTTTGCCTTCCTTGGACCCCAGACGGATGCGTAGAGCCTCGTACAATCTGTTAGAGAGCTCAACGCTTTCGTAGGATCCATCAACAGCTAAGGACACATTACCTTTTATCGGATCAAAAATGGTCACCACGCCGTTGTCCACGTACTTCTTGCGAACCAGCGGAGTATGTTGAAACTCTTTAGCGAGGTAGGAGGGCACTCGCATGAACGGTATTAGCGTTATAATGCGGTGGCCACCCTTGTCGTCGTCGAGCTCGATCTCACGTTGGTCCACTAGGTACATGTGGACGTAGTTACCCACTCTTGCCGATACGATGTCGTGATCGTAATCCCAGATAGCATGTTTGTAACGCCCGCCTCCCGCAACATTGTATTCCACTTCATCGTTCACAATGCGATATTGGTAATCGCTGGAACGGTATGCGGCTGCGCGAGGGGCCAGGGTGTACATGATGATTGGCCGGAAATACTCCATGTACGATGGTACGTCGACGTAATAGTCAACATCCGTGAGGACGAAGACATCATTCGGCGTGACACGATCATTCGTGAACGGTATTTTAGCATCCTTTTCCCAGTAGAAGTAGCGGTTGCCGGATGACCCTTGTGTTAACTCCCGGTCACTCATGCTAACATGGTAAGGCCGGAAGCCAGCGGCCACCACCGCGCGTTCCATCGCTGCGGTGGCGGACGTTCGCTGCATAGCAGCGAAAGGGTGTGAATGTCCACGCGGTTGGATGTTCGGGGCCAGCTCAGTTAACCTGAGGGCCGCCCGGACATCCTCCACGCGGAATCCTTGCAACTCCACTTGCTTGGAGAAATCAACCCGTG